CTGTTGCCGGCTCATCCGATGTAGCAGTCTCTACCGACGGTCTAATTACTCTCGCTATACCGCTTGATGGTCAGTCTGATCTCGGTGGTGCGCAAGCGGTTGGCTCTCTCAGTGGAAACGTGGCAATCGATGTGCCTCTCGCTGCTGCTGCTAATGCGTCGCTACAGACTTTAGGCGAGATTGATCTAGTTATACCTGTGGCGGGTCAGTCATCTGTCACGGCGAGCACAGCAACAGAACTCGGGTTACAGGTAAACCTCGACGGTCAGTCTGGACTCGGCGGCGTATTTGCGTCTGGCTCTTTAGCCGGCGGCATAGACCTGCATATATTCGTCGAAGGCGCATCGGTGCTTCAGGCAGCTATTGCAGGCGGTATAGATCTATCTATCCCTGTTGATGGTGCTGTTGCTAGCAGCGTGTCTACCCAAGGTGACGTAGAGCTACTGATCCCCGTAGCCGCACAGGCAGAGGCATTAAGCACCGCTAATGCGGCAGTGGTTTTAGAGATTCCGCTAGATGGTCTTTCTGATCTGGGCGGTGCACAAGCCGTCGGTTCACTGGCCGGTGATGTTTCTATAGCAGTACCTCTAGCGACGGCTGTCAGTACAACGACTCAATCTACTGGCGGTATAGAACTAGAAATACCAGTGGCTGCACTGGCATCTGTCGCTGCTGCGACTGAGGCTGAGCTCGGACTGACTGTTAACCTTGACGGCCAGTCGGATATAGGCGGTGTCTCTGCTACAGGTACGCTAACCGGCGGTATTGATCTTCACATATTTATTAGCGGCTTTGCAGATATTGCAGCAGCTACTGATGGTTATATTGAGTTAGACATCCCTGTAGCGGGTGCAGCGGCTACTAGCGCGGTTACTTCAGGCGGCATTCACCTTGATATACCTGTTGCAGGTGATGTATTTGCAACGGTAGTCGCAGATTCTGACGTTAATATAGTTGTTAATTTGCAGGGCTCTGCCGCCGCACAAACAGCAACTGCTGGCGACCTGCATGTCACAGCGGCACTTGGCACAGCGGTTCTTGGTCCTGTCGCCGCTTCTGGCGATATTCACATCACTAAGAATTCAGCTGCCAGCGCAGTTGCAACTGCAGCAGTTGAAGCAGACGTTCATCTCGATATACCGGTAGCCGCTGATCCCGCAACTACGCTGGTAACACTAACTCCTGACGCGGCGCTTCGTGTCCTCACGTTCTACGACAACGTAGTTGCCGCAGTCACTGTAAGTGGTGCGAGTGCTGCTTATGAAGTGGACAACTCAACGTATTCTGCCTCATTCGGTTCCTACGGCGCTACGCCTATTGTCGCGAACGCCACTTACTCTGCAGTTGTAAGTGGCGTATCGGCAGTGGCCACGGTAGAGCTGGGTGCGATTGCTACAGCCGAAGTTGAGTATGCAGAGACTTACATAATTAGTTATCTAAGGGCTGCGTAATGGCTGTTCTTTATTCAAATAATGCGGCATCGACTTTAACCGGTGGCATTACTGATACGGCTACGTCGCTTACCGTGTCGACCTCTAGTGGCGCTGAATTTCCAGATCCAGGAGTGGGTGATCATTTCTACGTGACTTTAATTGGTGAAGATGAGGGCGCAGCAGAAATAGTAAAAGTAACTGCCCGCACCGGTGACACGATGACGATTATCAGAGGCGTTGACGAAACAACAGCAAGTGCATTTAACGCCGGCGATAAAGTCGAACTGAGAATCACAAAAGTATTAATGGACGACATTCAAGAAGATGCGGCAGACGAGGCGATGGCGATGGCTATCGCACTAGGTTAAAGGTGAAGAATGGCTACTAGCTTTCTTAATGCGACAGCAAGAAATATTGGAACGAGCGAAGTCACAATTTACACAGTGGCGGCAGATTCTAAAGCGTTACTTATAGGCTGCAACGCAGCAAATGTTTTTGGTTCCGTGGCTCCATTGTCCTTAGTCTTAAGGCGCGGAGGCGTAGATACCTTTATAGCTCGTCAGTTAAGGATCGCCAGCGGAGAAAACGCAGAGGTAATCAAGGGACGAATTGTCCTTGTGGCAGGTGACCAGTTGGTTGCCTTTTCTACTCTTATTGATGCGTTTGATGTAGTAGCGTCTCTACTTACTGGAGTTAAATAATGGCCGGTATATATAGCGGAGTTAATGTAACTTTAGGCCACGAATATGCTGACAAATCGTTCTATGGTTTTCGCTTAGACGCTGCTAATGGCCAGTTATTTTTTGATTTTAACAATGGTGTCGACGGCACTCCAGTAGAAATTCCTTCGGAATATGCTACGTATGCAAACGACTATCTTATTTACTTTTGGTCGTCGGACACAATTACTTACACAGTTAGCGGCACAGGTCGCCTTTTGATGGAGTACAAATAATGGCTCAGATTCTTGACCTTGGAAAAATAAGATTCCAATTCAAAGGCGAATGGAGTGTCTCTACTGAATATCAGTTCAATGATGTTGTTTCTTTCAAAGGCAATTCTTATGTCTACATAAGCACCGCAAGGACCACAGGTACGCTGACCTCGGCCGCAACTTTCTGGGGCCGGATGACTAATGGCGTTGCTTTCTCCGGTCTTTGGGATGTGGCAACTGAATACGGGTACGGTAGCGTCGTTCGTTACGGCAGCAACTTGTATATGTATTCAAATCTTGTGCAATCAACAGGGAATATCCCAACAGACACTGAATATTGGACATTGTTTGTTGGCGGTTGGAATTTTAGAAGTGAATGGGACGCGGCCGCTGCATATAAAGTAGGTGACTCAGTATCATACGGCGCCACTGTGTATGTGGCTAACGTCGACAACACCAACACAAATCCTGGCGCTGTCGGTAACTCGTGGGCTCGTTTAACAGAAAGTGTTCAATGGGAGGGTATTTACGACGCCGCTGTAGCATACCAACTTAATGATGTGGTGAATTACAACAGCAGTCTTTATATCGCGGTACAAAACACAACAGGAAATACGCCGAGCACTGACGGTGTTTTCTGGGAATCATTCTTGTTTAGTGGTTCTCTCTATTCCCCCGATGTTTATTATGTGACCCCCGCAGGTTCAGACACTAATAATGGCGAAACAATCTCTGGTGCATTTGCCACAATTAAAGCCGCCTGTGCAGCTGCCGCTGCAGCCGGAAACCCAGCTACTATTAATGTATCGGCGGGTACGTATACAGAAATATGCCCAATTGTTGTACCACCAGATGTCGCCATAGTTGGCGATAGCCAGCGAACGGTAAACGTACACCCCACGCTTTTAACGAACACTTCGACCATGTTCCAGATGAGTAATGGCTCAATCTTGAACAAGATGACTTTTAAAGGCATGACCGGTTGGGTTCCAGGTAGCACCCCTGAAGATATAACAACATCAACACCAGCCGGCGTTGTTGTCGGTTTTAATGTTAATTCGCCCGCTACTACGAAATCTCCTTATGTCTTGGAATGCGCCGCTATTTGTTCTGGTGCAATTGGCGCTTTAGTTGATGGGTCGGTTCATGGCGCCGGCGCAAAAAGTATGTTGTTTCACGGTTACACAATTATCAGTGATAACGGTGTAGGTTTTTGGACAAAAGACGGTGGTAAAGCAGAGATTGTTTCTTGTTTTACATACTATTGCTATATGGGGTACGCGGCTTCTGGGGGAGGTTTTATCCGATCCCTCAACGGTAATAATAGCTACGGTACGTGGGGTGCAACATCTCGTGGCTTTGATGCCAACGAAACATCACAAACCGGTCAAATACACGGACAGCAACTTAATTTTATCTACGGCGGCGGCGCGATAAACGTTGGGGACACAGTCACAAGCTCCGATGGAGGTACAGCGACTGTAACAAATGTTCAGATATCAGCAGATAAAGTTTATGTTTCTGGCGCGACTGGAACCTTCTTGTCAGGCAATACGCTGACATTTACTAGCGGCGGCGCAGGCACAGTAGGTTCTGCCGCCCTAGAAGATCAAAAAGGTTTTATTATTGTAGCTGACAATTTGTCCGCAGAACCGATTCCTGGTCAAAGTATTCAAATCGCCGGCGACTCAATTACGTACGTTATCCAGAGCTCGGCAGGAACTTATGTAGATACATCGAGCCAAATTGCCATTTATTTAGCCCAAGAGAAAGTAAATGGTTCTCCAGACGGGACCGGCATCACTATGCGATCTTTGTATTCGCAAGTGAGATTGACAGGCCATGACTTCTTGAACATAGGAACTGGAGGCATCGCTACTACAAATTATCCAGGAGAACCAACTCAAGCCCCTGCACAAGGGAACGAGGTTGATGAAGTATTTCCAGGACGAGTTTATTACGTATCTACAGACCAGAACGGAAATTTCCGTGTCGGCGAGTACTTCCGTATTGACCAAGCCACCGGCCGTGCAACTCTTAATGCGAGCGCGTTCGATCTTGCCGGCCTGACCTCATTGAGGCTGGGGTCAATTGGCGCGCAGCTTGGCGAGACTATTAATGAATTCTCTTCAGATCCTTTACTCAATGGCAATAGTAATACCGCAGTGCCAACTGAGTACGCAGTTAAGACCTACATAGACGCGGGACAAGCCACCGCGGCGTCTAGCCTATCTACTGGCTTAGCGCTCAAGCAGGATACGCTTGTCTCGGGCACCGATATAAAAACTATCAATAGCGGTTCCTTATTAGGATCGGGCGATATTGAGCTAGTCACATTAGCTAGTGTACAAGCGTTGTCTAACAAAACTTTTAGCTCCGCATTACTTAATGGCGATATAAAGGAAAGTGTTTTAGTTTCAGCGACTGCTGCAAACGGCACTATCAATTTCGACGCGCTGCCACAACAAATAATCTATTACACCTCTAACGCGGCAGGTAATTTTACGATTAATTTACGCGGGGATTCGTCAACTACTTTAAACAGTTTGATGGACGTTGGTGAAACCATAACAGTTGTCTTCGTGAATACTTGTGGTGGTACGGCTTACTACAACACCTCGGTGCAGATAGATGGCGCTGGTGTGACTCCTAAATGGCAGGGCGGCGAGGCACCAACCGAAGGGAATGCCTCGTCGATAGATATCTATTCTTATGTAGTAATTAAAACTGGGTCTGGGACATACACTGTTTTAGCTTCCCAAACGCAATTCGCGTAATTAAAGGATTTTTCTATGCCGATACAGAATACGCGCGCAGTAGGTAGTGCAAAGGGGTATGGGTTCTCTTCTTCGTCAGGAGGAGGTGTTGCTTGGAGTAGTAGTTTAAATATAAAAGCAAACGTGAATACGAGTGTTATACCCCTTTCTACCCGCAGCGAACCGCCGCCAGTAGTGGCTTATACTGGCCTTGGCAGTTGGAGCATGCCGCCGGAGGCCAACTGGGTTTACTCTAATGGGTATCACTATTTTGATATTTTTGAAGGATCATATTCGGTCGCTATCGGCGGCGCAGAAGGATCAGGAACAAGCCACGGTTATGGCGCAATGATCTCAGGTACTTTAATTGTTGAACAGCCTGCTCGTTTAGTCGCCTTAGCAGGGCTCCCTGGCACCGGTAACTACTCTGGTGGGGGTATGTCGGCCGTCGCTATCTGTAACAGCGGAGACAACTATACAAACGTCGATGCGCTTATTGTAGCTGGTGGCGGTGGTGGTGGTTATAGCGTTGCAATGTCGAACCAAGATGGTGGCCCCACCAGTTGGCCTGCTACGTCCCAGAGGGGGAGTTCCGCTGACTGTACGGGTTTAGATGGTGTCTACGACGGCGGCGCCTCTTTTTATACGGGTGTACATATTATTCGCTCATACAACTGTCTTAGTAATCAGCCCCAACGCGCTTATTGTTTTGTAGAGGGTGGGCGTGGCGGCACCACGACGGGCTGCGGTAACAGCCCTGGTGGGTTTGGTAGCGGTGGCGGGAGTTGTCCAGCCGGCGCTGGCGGGTACTACGGAGGCGTAGCTGGCGGTAACGGCCCCGCGGTTGGCGGCGGCGGCGGCACTTCGTATCGCCGTTCCAGCGGGCCAGTACGGATATCATCATGGGCTGACGTTGGTACAAATGGCTCTCAGAGGGGTGGACAACCAGGAACAGCAACTGGCTACGTCATAATCACTCCGATTCCTTAAAGCGCGGGAGGAAAACATGTCTGATAGTTTAGGTTTTGCGAAAATTAAGGGAGGTGTAGTAATTCAGTTTCCCTACAGTATAGAAAATCTTAAAGAAGAGAATCCTTCAACTAAGTTTGATCAGAAGACTCACCTTCCGCTACTTTATGATTTAACAGAAGAGGGGGAAAGTTCTAACTTCTCTATTGTCGAGGTGTTTTATGATGATATTACTTATGATTTCGACTTCGGCACTCAAACTATACTACTTGATGACTCTCCATCACTAATAGAGGGTCGATGGGTCTTAAAAACGCGCATAGTAGAACGAGATTTAGACGGCGTTACTGAAGTGCCGCTTGCGGAAATAATCTAGTGAGGTCAGCTAATTCGGGGCAGGATATGGAAGTGAGTAAAAGTTGGGATGAGAGTTCAGATATAAAGTTAGCCGGTGAAGAAACACAAACGTCCCTTGTAGTAAAAAGAAAAGAAATTTGCTCGGAGTGCCCTTCGTTAAACGAGAAGATTAAAGTTTGCAGGGAATGTGGATGCTTTATGCCATTTAAAATCCGTATGGGCGGAGCGGTGTCTTGTCCTTTAGGTAAATGGTAGCTCGGGTAGGCTGAACAAATGCGAGAAGCGATAAAACCAATACACGATAGAGCCGAACATCACCCGTTAGCCCAAGCGATGATAACGGGTGGGATAGCCGCAGAGGTCTATGCGGATCTGTTGGCAAGCTTACTCATAGTTTATGGGGATCTTGAGAGCAAAGCGAGAAAAGAGGGGTTGTTAGCAGAACTCGCTGGGGTGTCCCGCTACCAACTTATGCTTGAAGACCTTGTTGAGTTAATAAGTGATAACGGGTTAGGCACAAGTGCTTACGAGCCTTTTATTGATGACTACTGCGACCACATATGGAAACAGGATAATGAAGGGGTTTTAGCCCATCTTTACGTTCATCACATGGGTGACCTTTTCGGCGGTCAGATTCTAAAGAACAAGTTACCAGGAAAATGTAGGCGTTACGATTTTACTGATAGAGAGGATCTCATTAAAAAAATTAGAGCTTCTCTGACCGACAGTGAAAAAACAAAACAAGAAGCCATTCACGCATTTGAGTTTGTAATTAGCCTATATGACAAAGTCGCAGCCAAGCACAATATTCACTAAGTTAGAGCAAGCAAAAGATATTCTGGTGTCGAAGTTTGACGGGTTCGAGACCTACGACGAAGGGCATCGGTATCCGTGGCAAAACTTCTTATGGCGATCGGATAAGTTTAGAAGGGCGCATCTTGATGTTGTAGATGCTAGGGATACTAAGAAGCTCTATATGATGCATCTTACCGTGTTCCCGCACACAAACGACGGTGCACCGGTTTTTGGTTTTGACCTTATCGCGGGGCCTAAGAAAGTAACAGGTGCATTCCATGACTTCAGTCCTATAGATGAAAGTCACGAAATGCTCTTGAAGTTCGAAGACCAAGTAACACCGTTCAGCTGGTCGAAAGAAAGAGAGTTGCCTGAGTGGGCAAGGAATATTTTTAGTAGCAACATGGTCGCTGCTGGTTTTATCACGGACTTAGATGAACTAGATAAAGTGGTGCAGTTAGTCAGTAGCAACTTAGATTATTATCTAGAGAATGTGGGTAGTCGAAGTGCAACGGACTACACGGCAGCGCAGAATAAGTACTGTTACTGGCAGAAGCAGAACCCACACACACCAAAAGTCATGGCAGCGCTAGGGTATCAGGAGGAGGTAGTTAATACGTTTATTCAGGATTGTTTGTTTCCTGAATTATGATGGGCCTCCGGCATGAGCTTAGTATTTGCGCTTATAGTTATCTTGGACGGAAACGCTCAAGACACTAGAAAGACACACTGGTACGATTTAAATCGCTGCCAGTATTTTGCTGTCCGTCTTACCCGCCAAAGAAAATCTCCCTCCCTCGGACCAAATATCTCCGCATTTTGCGTCCCCGAATTTGTCGATCTTAAAAAAGTTGAGGTCTTCAAATGATAGAAATCATCGCAGCCGTATCAGCCGCAGGGAAAGCGTTTAACTATATCCAAGCGGCGGTTAGCAAAGGTCACGAGATCAATGATCTTGCGCATAAGTTTGGCGCTTTTTTCGATGCCAAAGACAAGATTGCAGAAGCTGAGGCTGGTGTAGAGAACGCATCGGCTATGTCTAAGTTATTTGCCAAGGGTTCAGTGGAAAGTGCTGCTCTTGAAATAACAATGGCCAAACAAAAAACCATGCAGATGGAACGGCAGCTACGTGAAATTATCACTTATACAGTAGGCCAAGACGTTTATGTCGAAATGCTTAGAACGCGCACGGCGATTCGCAAGCAGAGACTAGACGCAGCAAGAGCAAGAGCCGCACGAAGACGTCTGATTATCGACGGTATAGGTTTCGCTTTTATAGGCATTATATTTTTATTTTGTGGGCTAGCGATCGTTAGCGTTATTACGAAATAACGTAGGAGTAGTAGTCATGTTGTACAACGACGATGAACGTTTAAACAAACTTCTTGATGCAGCGGCTTCAAGGGGGGCAAAAGAGGCGCTTCGTTCTATAGGTCTTCATGACGAGAATGCTTACAGCGATATGCATGAATTAAGAAATTTACTTGAGTCTTGGCGCGGCACTAAAAGAGCTATACGCATAACGATTGCGCAATTTGTTACTACGGCTGTGTTGTCAGCGTTACTGGCCATATTTTGGATGCAGAATAAAGGAGGCTAAATGGCCGTATTCAGACTCGAAAGTTTTGCCGGTATTGCACCGGCGAAATCAGCCAGACTTCTCGGCGAAACACTTGGCCAGAAAGCGGAGAATGTGACCTTTACCACTGGGCGCTTGTCGCCTATTGAGGAAGATCTGGCCGTTGCTACGCTGTCAAATGGCCAGCGCCAATCTCTTTATTATTATGAGCGCATCGGCATAGATGGCGGGGCTGTATTTGAGTTTAACGAAGCCAATATCTCTGTAGTACAGTCACCTATTGCACAAGACACTTACGAAAGAGCCTATTGGACAGGGCAAGATTATCCGCGCGTGGGCACATATACCAGCATGATAAGTGGCTCGGTATTTCCGGCGGCATCTTATAGGTTAGGGGTACCTGCACCTACTAGTGCACCTACGCTGTCCAAGACAGGCACAGCCAGCGACACAGAAGAAGCACAGGACTTATCTTACGTCTATACGTTAGTTACGAGTTTCGGAGAAGAGGGGCCTCCAAGTCCCGCATCTGCAATTGTTGAGTGGACTTCAACTGAAACGGTTTCTATCTCGATGCCGAGCGCAAACGATCCGTCAGGCGCTTATGATTTTAGTAACGGATTAAAACGCATATATCGCGCTAACGTTGGTAGTACAGCGACTTACTTTCAGTTTGTTGCAGAGGTTCCATTCTCCACTGTTAGTTACAGCGATAACAAAGCGTCAGCGGCTTTAGGCGAAGTACTGCCTTCTGAGACTTGGGTTGGCCCGCCAGATGACAACACATCTCTTTATCCCGACGGTCCCTTGCAGGGGCTGCTTCCTATTGGAAATGGTGTCTTTGCCGGATTCGCCGGCGCTCGACTATGTTTGTCTGAACCGTACCTGCCCCATGCTTGGCCTATCCAGTATCGACTCACGATAGAAGAAGAGATAGTGGGACTGTCAGCAACTAACAATGGCTTAGTGGTAATGACCAAGGGCTACCCTTATTTTGTCACTGGCACTGAACCCTCGGCCATGACCGCTATACAAGTAGACGTTGCTCAGTCATGCATCAACAAAGAGTCAATTGTTGATATGGGAGAGTACGTACTCTATGCCGGTCCTGACGGGCTCGTACAAGTGTCCAACACCACAGGGTCGGTTGTCTCCTCTGAGTTTATAGAGCCAAAACAGTGGGCGGCTGACTTCTACGCGTCGACCTACAAAGCCTTCTTATACGAAGGACTGTACGTCGCGTTCTGGAATGACGGCGCTAACGACGGCGGATGGATATTTGACCCTCGACAACCACAGAATGCCTTCTCTACTTTTACGATGAGTAATGAAGTGCGTGGCGGTTTCACTCGGAAAAAGACAGGTAAGCTTTATCTCATTATTGATAATGAAATTGTCGAGTTTCGAGGGTCAAGTGTTAAGCGCACGTCGTCTTGGAAGAGTCGTAAGTTTGTGAGCACACCAACAAGTATGGGCTGCATAAAAGTCCACAGCGACCAGTATCCTATAGATGTAAAAGTCTGGGGTGATGGAGTCCTTATAGCTGATTATCAGCTGCAAGAGACAGCCGGAGTTTACACTCAGGTGACTACTGTCCCTGCTGGTATCTCTAACGGGAACCTCACCGCGCCTGTCATGAGGTTACCTTCTAACTACGGATGCGAGTGGGAAGTAGAGGTGAGCTCGACACACCAAGTTAACGAGATAGTGCTTGCGTCTACTATGGCGGAGATAAATGCATGAGGACGCCTAAAGAAACCAAAATTCCTGGATTCCCTAAGCTCCCCGCCGATGCTTCGCCCGCGATGAGGCGGTACTTAGAGTCTGTCGCAGAGGCTCTCGAAATTCGTTTGGGGCGCCGAGGCGACTCAAGGGACAGAGCAATCACTGCGCGTGAGTTAATTGACAGCGGGTTAGCTGTCGAGGGCAAACCGTTCATTCTTGGGCAGTCTCAGTCTAGTCTGCTGCCAATTGGTACAGACGTTAACGAGACAAGTTTGCCACCGGCGCCTACGGGGTTTGAAGCGACCGGCGCTTACAGTGTTGTTATTTTGGAGTGGGACCAACCTACTTATTTTCCCCATGCTTACACAGAAGTTTGGCGGCATACTGTTGACCAGCTGGCGGATGCAGTCTTAGTAGGTGTTTCGCACGGCATGATGTTTACCGACCAAGTTGGCGGTGGGCAAGCGAACTACTATTGGGCGCGGCATGTAAATACTCGTAACCAGAAGGGGCCTTGGAACTCAAATGCTGGCACGTTTGCTGAAACGGCTATCGATGTCGAATTTATTCTTGAGTTGCTTACGGGTTCGATAACTGAGGATGCGTTTTATCAGGGTTTGATTGACAAAATAGATCTAATAGATGCGCAGGAGCTTAGCATTGCTGATATTGAGCTTGCTGTATCTACGGTTGAAACCAATTTAGCTACGGCTGAATCAAATTTAGCTATAACTCAGTCCAATTTAGCTACTGCACAGGGAGCTATAACGGCAGCTCAGTTGAGCATTGCGGCAAACGAAAATGATATTGCGTCGTTAGAGACAGTGACTGCGACGCAAACTTCACTAATAACTAATCTGAATACGACTGTGGGTTCGAACAGTTCAAATATAACCACTCTACAACAAACTACCGCCACAAACGCTTCTGATATTACTGCTCTCGAAACAACGGTCAATCATCCGACAACCGGAGTTGATGCGACAGCCACCGCTTTGTCTGGTCTAGAAACAACAGTGACGCAGCAGGGCAATAGTATTACAACTAATGCCTCTGACATTACTGCTCTTGAGACAACTGTTAACAACCCGACAACCGGAGTTGATGCGACAGCTAGTGCTTTGTCTGGTCTGCAAACAACAGTGACGCAGCAGGGCAATAGTATTACAACTAACGCTTCTGACATTACGAATCTTGAAACAACTGTAAACCACCCGACAACCGGAGTTGATGCGACAGCTAGCGCGCTGTCAAACTTGTCTACGACCGTTACTCAGCAGGGTGACAACATCTCTACCAATGCTACCGATATCACCAGCCTCGAGACAACTGTTAACCATCCGACAACCGGTTTGTCTGCTACGGCTGGCGCTCTTTCTACGTTGTCAAATACGGTTACTCAACAAGGCGACAATATCTCTACCAACGCCTTAGATATCACCAGCCTTGAGACAACGGTCAATGATCCAACTACCGGTGTGAATGCGACAGCTGGAGGGTTATCGAGCCTCAGCACTACTGTGTCAACACAAAACGGGGTAATTACTTCCCACGGTTCTCGGCTTAACACCCTCGAGTCTAGTGTTAACGATCCGGCTACAGGATTGACTGCTACGGCGACTGGTTTATCTAACCTGACAACGACTGTGACTTCGCAAGCGGGCACAATATCTGCCAATGCCCAAGATATAAATGCTATCGAGATTACTATCGGCAGCAGTACTTCAGGGCTCGTTCAACAGATAAACACTGTCGAGTCGAGTGTCAACTCAGTCACGGGTCAGGTAAGCACGCTCGCTTCATCAGTGAACCAAGTCACTACAAACGTGAATGGGTTGTCGGCTACAGTAAGCCAGAACTCCACGTCTATAGATGGGCTTGAGGGCGAGTACTCAGTAAGAATTGATTCAAATGGCATGGTTGCGGGGTTTGGGCTCGTTAATAACAGCACTTCTTCTAAGTTTTATGTAAGAGCCGATGAGTTTGCTATCGGTTCTACGACTCAAAATTTCGATATTCCTTTTATTATAAGGACGAGCCCAACAACGATTGGCGGAGAAACTGTTCTCACTGGGGTTTATATAAAAGACGCATTCATACAGAACGGTACTATTACTACTGCCAAAATTGGAGATCTAGCAGTAGACGTCGCAAAGATTGCCGACTTAGCTGTGACTACAGGAAAAATTGATAACCTGGCCGTGACGGGGGCCAAGATAGCCAACGCAACTATAACGACCGCTAAGATTGGTGAGGCTCAAATAACCAGCGCTAAGATTGGTGATGCTCAAATAACCACTGCAAAGATTGGCAGTGCTCAAATACAAACTTTAAATGTCGCCGGCGAAAATATCACTGTCCCTCGCGCTATATCAGCTGGAAGCGGTGTTTCTATAGGATCGGGATGGACCCAAATCGGATCTATCACAATTAACTGGGGTTCTACCGCGTCACTCCTACCATCTCAAGTGCAATTTTTTGGTCAGCTAAACATTATTGCTACATCAACTGGTACTAACGAAGTTACTCGTGGACTTAGAATAGCTGCAGGTTCGGCAGAAGGTATAGTTGGACAGTCTAGCATTCAAGGTTTCTCTGACTGTATGAGTGCGGGCTTTGTTCATACACCGTCTACTGGGAATACTACTTACCGTATTTACGGCAGCAGTACGGGTTCGGGCGCTATTGGTGGTAACTGGTTTATTTCTTTGTTGGGGGTTAAACGATGAATATTTATGCTGTCTATGAAACCGACGGTACTCTTGTCAAAGCCATCTCTTGTTCAGAAGAAGAAATTGAAATGAACATTGACCAAGGTCAGTTGTATATGGCCACTGATGTATTCGCAAATTACGATACACAGTACATAAGCGGCGGTGCGATAGTAGATAAGACCGAGTTCCCAGAACTTAACGTTTCTCCTGCCACGTTAGGCAGCACAATAAGTGTTACTAATATTCCCACTGGAACAAAGGTGAGATGGCCCGACGCAGTAGTAACACCTGAAGATGATGGAGAGCTCTCGTTCAGCGCTGATGTAGGGGGGGACTATTTCTTTGAGCTTAGACATCCTATGTATGTCTCAAAAAGGCTAATTATAAATGTCGCATAGAAACCTAACGAAAGACCCGATCGAGTCCCGTAAGAACGCTTATGAAAAACTGGAAAGCGAAGGCGCTGCGCAAGAAGCTATCTTCGAAGCATTTGCCGAACTAGCCAGCCAAGGCATTTCTCTCGGCGACAAAATGACCAGTGTGCTTGCCACTAGGCAAGCGATAAAGACCTCTAGACCCAAAGGAGTATGACCATGCACAAAGGTAAAAAATGCACGTTGAATCAGCCACCCAAAAAAGACAAAATGCCGAAAGGTAAAGCCGCCAAGGGTTACGCGTCAAAGGCCAAGTGACGGAGCGAATAGGAGAGGGTAACGATTCGAGAGTCGCTCTCTCCGTGTCGCAACTTTGTCGAAAAAGCAAATAGTACTAAATAGAAAAGTCTCACAAGAATAATAGAGATATATAGAGGTAAAACTCGATATATCAATAAGTTAAAGAGTTAAATCCCTCTCTCTCCGCCAAATTTCAAACCCATGATTTATATACATTTATTTTTCCCTTGTCGAAAATTTGTCGAAACGCCATAATGTCGAAACTATAACGATTAATTGTTTCGACAGCTGTCGAAATTAAGTTTCGGGAGCCATGTATGGCGAGTATTACAAGACGGGGTAACAGCTGGTTATGCGTCATCTCTCATAACCGTAAGCGATATAATAAAACCTTCCCCACAAAAGCAGCTGCAGAGAATTGGGCTGTCCTTAAAAAGGCAGAACTTAAGTCTGAACCACTGCCTAAATCTAAAGCAGTCGAAGGCTACACGCTAGACTACCTGCTACATCGGTACATCGACGAAGTTCACCCCCATCGACCCTTTGCACGTAGCAAGATGACCACCATTAAAATGACAGCCGAGCATTTTAAAGGTGTGCGTGTTATTCAGCTTACGCCCGACATGTTATTTAAATATGCCGAGAAGCGAAGGGCAGGGTACAAGGGCCGAGCGCCAATCAGCAGGTCTACTCTTAACCAGCAGCTTACTTACGTCGCCCAGACCATAGACCACGCTAGGACTTTGTGGGGCGTAGACCTGCCATCTAACCCAGCAAGAGACGCGCTGTCAGCGCTGTCAAAGATAGGTTTGGTGGGTGGTAGTCGCAGGAGGGAGCGTAGAGTAAGTGATCAGGAACTGAAACAGCTTATGGAGGCCAGCTTAAAGCACCACTCGGGATGGATAGGGCCAATCATTATGCTGGCAGTTGAAACTGGCATGCGGCAAGGAGAGATCCAAGCGTTGCAGTGGAAGGATGTCGACTTCAAACAGAGCACTATTTTTATTAAAGACCGGAAGCACCCAAGTGAAAAGATGGGTAATAACCAGATCATACCAGTGTCAAATAAGGCGTTGGAGGTTCTTAAGACTTGGGTGCCGGTTGAAAGTAAACGGACAGGCGCTGTCTTTCCAGGGGTGAAGTTAGCTCAATCAATTAGTGATAGGTTCGTGAAGGTACGGGAAGAAGCTGGGTTACCAGAACTTCACTTCCACGATCTTCGGCACGAAGCTGTCTCTCGGTTCTTTGAAAAAGGTCTTCAGATCCAAGAGGTGGCGAGAATATCAGGACATAAAGATTGGAAGCAGCTGCTGCGGTACACACAGCTAAATGCGTCGTCTTTAGTAGATAAGCTCAATGGGTAGTTAAAGAAGTAGCTCGTTCAAACTCACTTTGTATGTATTCAGCGACATCCTGTGTTTTGAATAGATACTTCTTTCCGTTCTTCATGTGGGGAATCTCTAGTTTCCCGTAGTAAATTCGTTGGTAGAGAGACTCACGTTTTATTTTAAGCGCGCCTGCTAAGTCGTCCATGTCCATTAAAGGGCCATGACACTGAAGTAATAGTTTAGAAAGCATCAAAGAACTCCTGTTTTAATAACTAAAAAGCTATTTAATTAGTATATATAAATAAATTATTAGTACAACTAATTAAGTAGACTTGAACTGTTTAATTAAAAGGAGCCAAAAGGTGTTACAAATAAACAACATTTACCACTTGATAAATAGTAACTGTATTGTTTCCATAGGCGGGTGGCCTTGAATCACATATAAAAGAGTAAGATTTTTTATTCTTACTCACAATTGCATATATGTTATCTTTGCATTTTCTTTTGACGGGGTACTTCGGATTTCGGATGTCTATAAGCGCTAATAAAGCTTCTTTCGGTAGGATCGATATAAGTTCACCGTTAGGATCAAAAATCTTCGTAACCTTATCTATTCTTATATACAAAGGCTGCTCATCAAACTTACTTTCTACCAGTTCACCTAGTTCTTTATTAGCGTCTGATGACGTGTGAGAAACAACCGCTTTCCATTGATGACGTTTTATAATATTAACGTTATCTCTGAAATTAGGATCAATGACTTCAGGGTGAACACCTAAGAATTTGGCTATTTTCATAGTAGCCTTTTCATTAAGTGGGCAATGGCCATTGAGATACTGAGAAAATGCTCCTTGCGTAATCCCTAGTTGTTGAGCAGCTGTCTGCTGAGTGATATCAAGAATTCGTTTCTTTTCGTTCCAAACTTTCTTGAGATTTGAAGTCTTAACATCGTTCGTTATTGGCTTCGGTACGGTTTGCATACATGCTCCGTTGCTGCAGTAATCCTTACTGCGTAGTTGGGTAGTTGCAGTAATCCTTACTGCGTAGTGTTAATTATGAAACTTATATAGTCTTTACGTGAAAGGCTATATTTTTGGATATTAGCTACGTTAATATCCTTTGTCCAATCTTTATTAGTGAATAATAAGACGCCATCTGAGTACCCTACGGCTACTGCTACGTTTTGACTATAGGAGTGAAACTTATCTAGCCAATTGATTTGGAGTTGAGATAGCCCCAGATTAATCGGGGTATTTTCTTTTTTAGGTAATGATTTCAGCCACTTATATTCTACAAACAGAATACCCGAAGGGCCAGCATACAGGGTATCTGGGACCCCTCCGGTAAAAGTGTCATGAATCTTCCAGCGATAAACTTCAGCTGGAAGACTCTTATGAATAGCTTTGATGAAGCTATGCTCGTTCATTAATTAGCAGCAGTTTGTGTAATTAGTGAGTATTATTGGTGCTTAGATACAGCTCTTCTGCTTGCTTATAATCATTTTCGTTAGCAACAAAACCCATGTAGTCAGCGGCAATATTAACCCATGAACCCTTGTCATTTGACTGGATCTGCGGTTTAAACTTCCATATCGTGCTGAAACGGTCGCCGCCGCGCTCGAGGATCTTAGAGTTCCAGTTCTTCGATACGCGAAGCTTAGAGCCTGAGAAGTCCATAATGCATGGCGTGTTGCGTAAAGATCCTGTCACTTCGTCATAACACAGCAACAAGTGTTGATGGTTCTCTGACAAGTCAAAGGTAGCTTGGTCTTTCTCAGGCTGCTCTGAAATCCAGTTAAGTGCTTCTTGTCGAGAGTCAAATGTTCCCTGCTTACCGCCGCCTGCTTCACGCTTTCGCCAGATGACATACTCAACGCGGAAGTTAACTGAGATAACATAGATCTCGTCATGCAATTCTTTAGATAAAACATTTAAGAACTGTCCTGGTTGAGCGCCTTCGATGTAATTAGAGTGGTGCTTGTCGACCTCGTCGTTCATCTTCTGAAGAAGTTTAATGCGTGGTATTTCAATGTTGTCGCCAACGTTTTCGTTACCGCGCCCAGTTTCTTTTAGAAAGTCAGGTGTAGCGTTGGTCGCTGCGAGGAATGAAGGTGCTGGCTTTGTTGTTGCTACTTCTGTGGTTTTAGCTGTCATAATTGATTACCTAATAATTGATTAAAGTGCTCTAACATTGAGTTTTCGGATGGTCCTATCTGCTACGCCTGGAACATTGTCCCCTTGGCCCCTCAATTCTCTGTATGCAGTTGACGACATGCGCCGCTGCACAAGCGAGAAGTCGCCTGTAGATGTTATGTACTTATACAACTCATCCCAGTCTTGTACTTCAGGTACAACTTCTTCACTTATGGAGATCGTGGCTGTGTCGTTAGCCGTGCGTGACAAGCCCTGATCGTCCAATTTGGTCATAAGCTGCCAATCTAATTCAGATTGTTCAGCTTTGAGTGCTTTTTCTTGCTTAGAAAGATCTGCGAGTTTGTGGCGAATATCTAAGCGTGCATTGATTAAGTCATTAATGGTCATTTGGTCCGTCCTTATGGAGTTTGTTTAAGATAAGTAATAGGTCATCCATCTTGCTTACTTTGTGAGACAGCTTGTCGTAGACGTCGGGTTCCCACGTATCCTTGGCGGCTATGTGAATTACTTCTGTCTTCTTAGTCTGTCCGGCGCGATAGATGCGTCGATTAAATTGTTGGTAATGTTCTGCGTTGTAAGTAGGTGAAGCCCAGATTACTGCTGTCGCTTTGGTCATTGTGAGACCGTGGCCGGCAGACTGTGGGTGGGCAAAGACGACTTGCAGCTGACCGGCTTGTAACCTGTCTACTATATCTCCACGTTTGTGGGCGGGTGTGTCGCCGTCGATAACTGCGTATTTAATTTTGCGTTTGTCAGCTAACTCGGTAAGTGCCTTGCGCTCATGTTTCCAGTTGAAGGCAACTAACGACTGCTTCCTAGCCTCGACTAGATCAATGACTAACTCATAACGCTCTGTGTGTATTTTCTGTGACTCACCGTTCTCGTCATAGATAGCGCCAGTACACAGCTGTAAAAGCTTTTTGACTTTGGCGCCGGCGTTAACGGCATTGATTGTTGCTGCACCGGTGTACAACACGTTGTCTTGGGCAAGTGTTTCGTAAGCCTGCCTGATTTGCGGAGGCAGCTCAGTGTGCATGGTATGGAAACTCTGAGGTGGCATATCGATACAGTCTTCAAGAGAGTAGCGAATGTTAATGTCGCTAAGTGCAGCAGCGACTATTTCTTCAGAGTCTTCCTTGTCGACCCACTCATTTGCAAAACCATTGAAGCGAGAGGTACAGACGTGTGAACGAAACGAATAAAAGCGTCTACCCAATCGCTCGCCATCGTCCATTAGGAATGTTGGGTGCCAAATGTCCAGTATAGTGTTGCTGTTTGGCGTACCGGACATAGCAACGCGGAAGTTAAAGGTTTGTATAAGCTTTGCTAGGGCTTTGCTGCGCTGAGAGTCTTTGTTCTTAAAGGCTGTAAACTCGTCGATGCAAATGGTGTCAAAACTAGATAGCAGCTGCTTGTTCTTAAGGAGCCACTTAACCGCGTCGTGATTAGTAATAACAACCTGAGCGTCAGAGTTAAACGCTTTGTCACGATTTTTGGCATAGGCTATTGAGTAAGATAGGCTTGGAGAGAATTTATCAATGTCGTCTCCCCAGCTAGCTTGCAATATAGAAAGCGGGGCAAGAACTAACATCTTACCGCCGCGTACAGCAAAAGCATCGATAACGGATCTGGTTTTGCCAGTTCCTGGGTCAGATGTGATGAGACTACGGGGATGAGCGAGTATGTGCTCTGTAGTCTTTGTTTGATGCGCGAATGCTTCCATACCAGATCCATCTTTTCGGACCATAATATTAGCATTACTAATACTAGTGGGCAAGAAAAATGACTGGTTTTGAGCTTGACCAGCAATAGCCGCAGGTTGAACAGCCGCTTGTCTTACCAAGTTGTTCTGGGCAAACGAGTTCATCGTTCTGTACCTCTTGTTTGTCGTAATTGATAAAGTGTTTAAGTGACTTGTCATAAGTGCCTTGTATTACTCGCGCCCTGAATTGAGTGCCCATGTCGTCGCTAAAACGAATTTGGAAACGGTCTGGGTAGAGTTGATTTAGTCCTGCAAGGCGCTTACCGATAGGGGAGTCGTGCCGATGGTGTGTATACCCAAAGACACGTAACCCTTGATGCTTGATAAGTGCCAATTGCCAAGCTGATACATACTTTTCACTAAAGAAGTCGCCAAGTACGTGCAGCCGTACTACAAAACCGTCTGCATTTTTCTTCTGGGAAGCAACAGCTTGTATGCTTTGAGCGAGTTTCTTGAAGAAAGCGGGGTCAGTATGATCGTGGCGCTTGGCAAACGGCATGTTGTTACCGTAGCAGATAGTGTATTGCGCACACGATGTAGTGCAACTGTGCCGCTCTTCGAGGGTCAAAGCATACATTGGCATGTGCTGCCATTTTTTAATGGCTACTTTGCCGCCGAGTTTTTTATTGTGAGAAGCAGGCTTGAGCATATTTTCGTCAGGCGCTGATATAGATTTAAGGTATCTAGTACGGTGGGTTCGGTCAGTTGTTATTAGGTCGCTCGCTGTCAATGTCATTCAATAATTGCTCCTTGGCTTCGCCAAACACTTGCTTTCCATTGGCGTCAAAGATTTTAAGTTGGCTAGGTTTGATTCGATAAGTAGACCAATACATCGCTTCGGGCGGATCTGTATGAAGCTCGTAGCGATAGGTAATGTCTTGGTAAGTAAAAAACATTTGAGGGTGACGTTTAGGCACTACGGCTGAATCTCCTGCCATCCGAAACTGAAGTAAGGGAACTTAAGGCGCTTTGAAAAGCCAAGGCGCTCGTGAGTCATAGTGCGTTTCATAACAAACAACACGATTGACACAAGCATGCCGCCGAACATAGCTGCCATCATGCCAGAGTATGTGCCGGCGAAAGACCAGAGCAAAAAGCCGGTGATAGCTATGTCAAAGAAGATGTCGTAAGAAATAACTTTACGAATACCGAACTTGAAAATAAGAAAAAGCATGCCGAGGGCGGCAATTAAACCTGTAATGAACATGGTTGATCCTCCGTGGTTTCAATGGGTGAGTGTGTTTCTATCCATACTCGCGCGCCACATGACAAGGGTTTATCAGGTGAGTACACGACACGAGATGAGCCATGAATAACAACGTCATGGCAGATAATGTTTGATTTAGAAGTTTTAACAGTCAGTGGTGGTAGGTTGTGATTGTTCTTGAGGTTGCTGCGGATGTTGTGCTGGTTGACATGTATCCGCTTGATGTTGTTGTTGTTCAGTAGCATTGCGGTCTCCTTGACGTTTGTGTTTGATAGCGTAATAAATAGATAAGACTTCGATAACGTTAATTACGCGCAAGATTAACTGGGTCATCAATCACTCCGAATGATTTGTGTCGCAAGAAATATTAGGCCGAACGCAAGCAAGCCTATGAATGCAAGGCTTACTGCGTGGCTAAATAATGAAAGCCCAATGGCTATAAATAATAAGGAGATAATTGATAATTGAATTTTTTTAATGAGTGGTATGGTCATAATTTTCCCTAACTTTGTCCTCTGCGGTTGACGTGAAGTAGTGTGTGAACTGAGATGAAATGAAGCGGCCTAAATAGTCATAGTCCTGAGCAATTACTGCAGTCATTAAATCAGCTTCTATTTTTGTGATTCTGTCTGCAGGGGCATAAGCAGAAAACCCGTCATAACCCCAAGCTTCCCAAAAATTATCAGGATCTCTGACGAGATTTTCGAATTCAGCTTGCAAATGTTCTTTGTACTCGTGAGTTGCTTCATACGAGTCCCAGTGTTTTTCCCACTCTGACTGCATGTAATCGTGACGTGCTTCTGCTGCTAATACTGGATCTTCGATCATGCTACCCCCCACCTGCACGGAGCAGGCTCATCTTCAGTTGGATTTTTATAACTACACCAGCGACAGGCACTTTCACTTGGTTTAGGAGGAAAGTCTTTGGCGGTAGTCATGGTGATGGCGCGTTTATAAATTCCTGGTAGGAAAGCTAACGCGTCGTTGCGAGAGAAATCTTTGATAGTTGTCTCGCCTTTATCGAGATACCACAGCTCGGTTCGTGCATGCTCGAGGTGTGGGTATCGTAAGAATGTTGCGATGGCATACAGCAGAGCTTGCTGGCCGTGAGGTATCTCGTTGCCCCACTTCTTGCCTGTCTTGTAGTCAATCACTCGGGCTGAGGTTTCATCTTCATTAACCAAAGCATCGAGCTTGATGCGTGCCCATGTGTCGCCAACGAGCCAGCCAGTAGGTGCCCAGTCGAGAGTAAATCCCCATTCACCTTCGAGCTCTACTTTGGCTTCGATAAACAACTCACGAAGCTGTTCAAATTGAGTTTTAAATTTAGCAAGGGTGTCTGGGAATTCACCAAGCGTGCCGTTAACATAATCCTCAGCTTGCTGGTGTATCTGCGTGCCTCTTTCGGCTGCTGGACCGCTATCTTCTGATATCTTTTTAACTTTCTGTATATACACACGATATGGACATTGCTCGAAAGTCTTGAGAGAGGAGTAGGACCACGCACGAATGTCACCTAAGTCTGGTGCTTCTTCGATGTAGTCTTTCAATGGCTCAGTGCCAAATTCAATTTTCATGCGGGCTCCAATAATCTTTTATCCGTTTGCTCAGTAAAGTAACGTGCTATAAGTTCTTGCCGAACGAGTTCAGAAAGGCGCCAATGAATTTCGACTCCTCTTATAGGGTTTACTTCTCGAGGGGCGCCATGTGGGCGTTTGCGTGAAGATGTAAGGCCATTCTTCATAGCCATTTTTTTAAATTGTAAAGGGCTCATTCTGGTCGTGTGAGTAGCTACTAAGGTGTTGTAGATAATTTGCATAGAGTCATAACTGATAATGCAGTAGGGGTCTTTAGATTGTGCTATCCAATATTTGATTGTTCGCTTAGCTGTCATATGCTCACCGGCTTTCATTACGTCAGTGACATCGATGTCTAATACATCAGTAAAGTATGGTAAGTCGCCTTGCCTAAAGGCTTGGAAGAACTCTTCAATATCAGTTAAGGAAACCTGTCGCATAAGCTCTTTAGCTTCATTAATAATAGGAGTCTTAACTAATCGATTGCTCACTTTAAAAGTTGCCAGATAACCGGCAAACAAGGGCAACTCTGATTCAATTTTGTCTAAGTTATCTATAACTTCTGGGTGTGCCTCGAGGAGTGTGACTTCTTGGCGAGGGCCAATGTTGTAGCGCCTGTCTGTCTCTTCGATCTTTACTGCATCTGCTCGGTTAGTAAGAAAGATAAAGTTAGTGTAGGAGGGCACTTCAATCTGATTTGATCGCATAGCCCTGATTGTCTGAGTAGGTTCAGTGATCTGATTTTTGAGTTTATCTGCCATCTTCATTGTGCCTTGGGTAGCGCTGGCCATGTGGAACTCATCCACAATCATGAAGATTGCTTGACGCATATAACTATTGAACTGCTCTTCTATAGATTGGATAGATTTCATTGGGACGTGGTGTGACCCGAAGAGAGGTCGAAGTATGTGGCTATAAAATATGCCTTTACCTGTGCCTTGGACCCCAGTGAAAACCCACGCCGTACCTGTCTTCTCTCTAGTCTGAAAGACATAAGCAAGCCAGTTAATGAAACGTTCGAACTCTTGATCACCATTACCAAGTACGTGATGGAGGAGTTTGTATATTAAAGGGGTCTTGTCCTTAAGATTAATTGCATCACCGAAAGTAAGCCTTGAGTCGACAGGAGCTGGGTGCATCATGTACTCAGTTCTGCGATAGAGATTAATCTTCATGGGCAACTGTTTAAGGTCAACCGTAGGCACCTTCTCAGTAGGATTAAAATATATCTTGGCATCCATAACTTGGTCAGGCGGCAAAGCACCATGAGTAGCCATGAAACTTTCCATGCCAGTCTGTGAACTAGGGCTTAAAGGGAAGGTGTCATCAAACTGTGATTTATTAGGATCAAACAACCCGTTGAAATAGGTGTCGGTATCAAAGTCTCGTAGGACTACGGGTAAAAGGGTCTTACCATTTACTTTGAAATAGTCTTCAAATATTTCGTGGATTGATGCAAAGAAATCAGGATCAGCTTTTTCAATTTCGAATATAGGTTCACCTTTGAAGTTATACATATAACTTGGGCGCTCTAAGCTGAAGTAGTATGCAGCTGAGTTGCCAGAGTTTATGTTGCAGTTAACCCAAGGTAGATACGTCTGATTAGCAATAGATATAGTCATTCGATCGGGATTGCTGAGAACCTCTTCTGCTCTGTTGTTTACATTAACAGTTGAGATTTTTTCTTTACGGCGGCTATAGCCACGATCAGATCGGAGTTTGTTTTTAAACTCTATAGATTTGTTATGAACAATTTCAGGGCTGAGATTGACTAGCTGATCTAAAGCGAGCTCTTGCTTCTCTTTTTGGACTAGCACTATCCGCTCACTAGGCGAGGGGAAAGGGTCTACAGCACCGTTCTCAAACACGGGAGGCGCTATAAATATGAGCTTAGAGTTATCAGCAAGACTAGCGTCGAGCGGCCAAGTAAGACTTTGTCCGTTAACTGATAGCCCTATCTGGTCTGCTAAAAGAGGCGTTTCGAAGTTTGTATTCTGAAGCCAAAGTTTTTGTGTAGCAGGGGGCAGTGCATAGTTAAGCTTAAAGATTATATGTAAGCTAAGCTTGTCACCCTTAAAACCCAATGAACTGCTGGCTTGTGCTATGTAGGTCACTTCTTTAAGCGCTGGAGGCAACTGGTTAATTATGACTTCAGCTAACCTAATAACATCTGCTTGCGTGTATGCCTTCTGACATATATGAGCAGGATGATTTATGCCGTCAAAGTCTAGTACTAGAAGCTGATTAAGATCCTGGCGACGAACGCTGCCGGCTCGGCTCCTATCAACTAGATCAATTGCAGGGTTTCCTTTTAATAGACAATGGCCAAGGTTAGCGTGGTGGTCTATTAAAGTGTATAGGCGTGCGATATCAACGTTATCGTATTTGTGAGACGTAACGTTCTTAACGAAAGGGTATGGCTTTGTAGTCAGACCCGATATAGTCTTCGAAAGAGTTGTGGAGCTAGACGCTTCGAGGAAAGTAACTTGCATATGTCACCTACCCCAATTCGTTGTTTTTCTTTTTAGATAAAAAAACTTCCTTCCTATCTATCCGCAGGTCTGAGTCAGCCTCAAAACACAGTCTTACGTTTCCTCTATCTACTTTATTAACAGTGATAGAACAGACAACACTTCCGCTGTTATCTGAAATAATTACTTCTTCATCTGTCTTTCGCGTTAATACTAATCTGGTCATTTAGAGTATGCTCTGTCGAAGCCGCCCTCGGCGGCGAGGGGAAGGTCTTCGGCCCAACTAGGTGCGATGCACATAGTGTCGATGATTTGTTGCAGACGCTGTTCTGGATTTTCTTCAGGAGCTATGCAAACAATCTCATCGTGGACTGTGAGGCAGACTTTGATGTCCGCTATCTTAGAAATGCGCAGGAGAGCGTCTGTGACAACAATCCTGCTAAGAGCTTGAACGACATTTTCTGTAATCTTGCCGCCATATGTGTAAGTAGTCTTATTACCGGAAGAGAACTGGAAACCGTCGCGAGTGTTGGTTAGCCCTTCGTAGTAAAGACACATTGAGTTAGGGAGTATGATCTTATTCTTCTCAGTTCTAAGAACACTGTATGCGTTGTCAGAGCCTGAGAGCATATCGATTAAAAACTGACTACAGACAGACCATAAATGCGGTATGCGCCAGAATTTCGAACGATAAGCATTAACGATCTGCCACGCTTTCTCGTCTTGGACTTCTACAACTGGGCCTGCTGCACCAAGAGCAAGGGTGCTTTGGAATTTCTTCCATCCCATGCCGTAGCCAAGGCCGAGTACAGCGGTTTTTCCTACGAAACGCTCAGTGGGATCATCATCCTTATTTATCTCTCGGTCATAGATAGACGAAGCAAAGGCTGAATAGACATCAGTCCCAGTTCGGAATTGCTCTAGTAAGTCATCTTGACCAGATAACCATGCAAGCATCCTCGCTTCTATATTTGATAAGTCTGCAACGTATATATAATGCCCTTTGGGAGAACAAAGGCATTTTCTGAGTTCTGAGCCTCTGGGCATATTTTGAAAATTAAGTTTGTCAGAGCCGCCGTAGCGTCCTGTGTGAGCTGCATAGTAGCGAAGTGGTATGCCAATCTTATTATCAGGGTTAGCTGCGTCTAAGAAGCGCTTAGCTCGTGTCTCCTTAAGACGAGACTTGACTGCTGTTCTTGCGTCCCATACATGCTTGTGCTGCGGGTACATCTTGGCTAGCTGTTGAAAGCCTGCGTCGTTTTTACCGAGCGCGGGAATGTCTTTACCTGTAGTAGGGGACTTCTTAGTGGGTACTGTTAAGCCTAGCGTCTCTTCTATGTAGAGAGAGAACTTGGCGTTTGAGGATAGAACTTCTCGCGCTACACCTGAGTCTGATATAGCTTTTTCCGAGTTGGCTTTTTCCCCGTCCATGTAGATCGTTAAACGCTCACGGTCAAGGATCAATTCTGGTTCGACAAACATGCGTATTGTTTGATCGATAAGATCCATTTCAGACTGTGGAAGGTTGTCTTTTATTGCCTGATAGATGGCATAAGTAAGTTCGCTGTCTTGCACGCAGTACGAAGCCAGAGCCTCTTCAATCTCAGGAGGTAAGTCGTAGATACCTTTTGCTTTAGATAAGTCATCGCCTTTGCGCTTTGATTCATCATCAGGGAATACTCTAATGGCTGTATTCTTTAACGAGGACGAATGTCCAGGATAAATGCCACGCGCCATTGAGCTCGTATCTAGATAGTATTTGGGGGTGTGTCCGTAATGCTGAGCAAGAACTGCCCCGTCAAATGCTGTGTTGTGGCACAGTAAAGAAGCTTCATCCCAGTTGACCTGAGAGATAGCCTCTTCTATATCTGATTCGCCGTACCACTCTGCGGGTAAGTCATCAAACTTCAAAGAAGCGCCCCAAACTTTAAATTCGGGGTCGTTGATGTACTGCATCGTAGTCATCTTAGTTAAAGATAGACGGACGTCAAAGTAAGTCTCGAAATCAAGAGTTACTAACATAGTAACTCTCCTTAATGGGTTAGATTTCGATCTTTGTTACTGGAATTAAAAGAGAACCGAAGCTTGAGTGAATTCTCAGCGGCACGCTTTCTATCTATATAATCATCTTCGGCATGTTTGGCCATATAGCCACGGGGCACTTGAGTGATAGTGCCGCCCGCTGCTAAATAGGCCTGTATATGGGATTCTATTCTTTGGCGGTCTTCGTCTTTCTCTTGAATTTGTGCGGTGAAAGAACTCATTGAACAATGTCCTCTTGTGAGAACACATGAATGCCGGAAATCAATGGGTTTGTAGGTGAGAAGTGTATCCACGCAGCGCTGTTTCTAACTGCTACCTGCAACAGAGAAACAAACGCGAATGAGAATCCAAAGTCTATGAGGCTTTGGTGAAGGTGATAACTGTCTTCCGGTACGAGCAAGAAATAAGTATCAACATCATCACTAATAATACTTATAAGTGGGGTGTTAGGTAACAAAGACCAATCATGTGAGCTTACATGCCGTGAATTGGCATACATAATTTTAGCAAATGTTTTGCTAAAAGGGATGGTCGATGGAATTATCTCTTGCTGCGTGTACTGAATAGACATTCGGCTCTATCCTCCTGAAGTCGGCTTCTAGCTCGGTATATAGATTAGGCATCCTAGATTTGAGCCATACCGTCATAAACGAGTACAACTCAAACTGGTGCTGATCTTGGCGAAGCTGAGAATCCAGCTGTTCTGCGAGGGAAAGGTATTCTTGCGTTTCCATGCAACCTCCAAGGGTTATGATATTAGCGTTGCTAATAGTTATGGTCAATAGTAAATATCAGTATTACTTATAAATAGATGAATATATTAATTGCATTAGTTTGTAGGGCTGCAAGTAATCAACTGACTGACCAAGAATTTCATGGGCAGTTGTCGTGCTGTTACCTGCTATAAGGTGAGCAGGCACTGACTTAACCGCTGCGTGCTCGATTGGAGTCAATAATCTCTCTTTACCATCCTCTCGGGTCATGAACGGCTCAGTACTTCGGCGCTTGGCATAGAACCTACCGATAGTGCCTATTCGAGTTTCAGAGCCATTAAGTAACTGACGCTTAGCGAAGCCTTTGCCTGCAGCTGCGTCAGTGATGGCTTTGTCTTTTAGGTAAGTATGATCTTTCCATTCCTGCTCAGGCACGGGCTGCAAGACACTCGATAAGAGGCGGTTAGACGCTTGTACAGGGTCAAGGGCTAATGATTCAGGGGCAATACCTTCTGATATACCTACAAGCCAGTACCGCTTTCTATTCTCTAAAGAATCGGTGTAGGAAGAATCCAGGACTTGCTCGAACACTTTGTACCCCCGACGCTGTAATTCGCATCTGAGGAGTGTGTACATGGGAGAGTCTTGGGCCTCGGTTACATTCTCGCTGATCACTATGGCGGGGTTAGCCATCTTAAGGGCGTTATAGACGCCGAAGAGGGCAGTGCCGCTGTGTTCTTCTGACGAGAGGTTGTGCTTGACCTTACCTGCTTTGCTAAAGCCAGCGCAGGGCATGGAGAAGCTGAGGATATCTACCTTTTTATAGTAGATGTCTTCTATCTCTTCGACAGTGCCGGATAACATAACCGTGTCGTCAGTGATCGAGAGGCAATTGCCAAGGGCTGACTCGCTGTACTTAACCTCGGCCTCGGCAATCCATGCTGTGCTGCACGTAATATCCTGGTCGGTCACCGCTTGGTGGATGGCCTCGTGGGAGATGCCGCCACCAGTAAACATCGAGGCTGTGGTCAACTTTTTAGTTTCGATGTTAAGTGCCAAGCGCTTCTCTCGCTCGTCTTTGGCTTGGTCCTCGTGGTTGTGTTTCATGAGTATGTTGCCGTCGGCATACATGACTACAACGCGAGTTCCAGCGGGGAATACGTCTTGAATATCTTTGTTGTGCAAGTCGATGATAGGGCGTGACTTACCATTGCGACTGCTGTTGGTGACTTTGCGGGTAGAGTTAGCATCTTTAAAGATGACAACTTCTTTGTTTTCTTTGTTGAAGGCAACGCCTATTGGGGTGCCTACTGTAAAACCTGATCGGGTAAGGGCTTCGCCTTCTATCCAAACGCGTGTACTACGGGCTGTTTGTTTCGAGGTCGTGTAGCTTACATGCTTCATTATTGCCTTCCTTCCATAAGGGATACTCGTTAATTTCTAACATGTCTCTGACGTCGTCTTGCGACATATACTTGAGGCAGCAAAACAGCAAGTGTTCAGGGTCAAACAAGCCGTTCTCCACGCCTTCTAGGACATAGTCTCTGTAATCAGTCATAGCTCATCTCATACGTATCGCAGACACCGATAGCTCCGCCTAAGTCATATTCATTAGCTTCCGCAAGTGATACAAGTCTTTTTAAAATCGCCACATGAATTTGCTCGGGCGTTATATCACTACCGTCTTGCTTTTCAGAAATAACTGTAAACGCTATATCTAGCATATGGTTATATTTAGTCATTAGAACTCACTCTCTAACAGCGCTATAACCTTTTCACTGTCTCGCTCTATCAAAGCTTTTTCGATATTTTCATTCTCGAGGGCAATACTAGGGTCAATTAGCCTTTGACCGCATTCACACATAAATTCTAATTCCGTCATGCCTCGTCCTCCTCTGGATACAAATTATCGGCTGCGGAATCTATAACATCCCAATTGATGCCGATGTTTGCGTCAAAGCGATCCGCTATAAAAGCAAGTACCTCGACAGACTGCTCATGATTAAGGTCTGGTCTTTGGTTCTGTACATCCTCCACCGACCAAGGGTCTTGAAGCGTTTGAGTCTTCTCATCGAAATGACACATTACATTTGCTCCTGTTCAATTGCTTGGATAATTCTAAAATCAAGGTAATCGCCGATTATGCCGTTTGCTACCTGTTCCCCGTCTAACGTATACATAACCGTATCGTCTTCTAAAGATAAAGGGTCGTCTGAAACTATCGCTGTTTGCGGCGGATCATTGAGCTTATCGTGCCACTTAAACAAAATTTCCCATCTCATTACGCTTCCTCCTCGTATTCCACTTCGATGCGAAATGAAATTTCTGTAGCGTTAACGCCTCTATCTTGCAATTGTTCGAGAACTACTTCCGCTATAAAGTCAGTAGCCTGTGAATCTAGCTCGTTAATCCAAGTAATTGTAGCCATTACAGTTGCTCCTCTAAAAAGTCAGGTTCTTCATCGGATATATACTCGTTCCACCATCCTTCAAAAGGCGCAAGGCTTTCATATTTATTAGGATGCTCTTCAATAAGTTTTGCAAATTGTGTGTAGTGAAGGTAACTAGAAATTATGTGACGACACTCTTCGGCGGTGTTACCGTAATATGTAGCTGGAATTAGTGAAGACATTACAATCGCTCCTCGACGCGTACAGTGTTGAGTTCTAAAAGC